ATTACAAAAAAATATTTCCAGAAGTAAAACTGCAAGCCGACAACAAATCTGCGGGGCGTTGGGAAACCAATAAAGGTGGCGAGTATTTCGCCGCAGGTGTAGGCGGAGCGGTAACGGGACGTGGTGCGGATTTATTAATTATCGACGACCCACATTCTGAGCAAGACGCACTTAGCCCCTCTGCCCTAGAGTCAGCGTACGAATGGTACACCTCTGGTCCAAGACAGCGTCTACAACCCAACGGATCTATCGTAATTGTAATGACTCGTTGGAGTGCAATTGATTTGACCGCTAAGTTATTAGAAGCGCAAAAGGAACCACTTGCCGATCAATGGGAGGTGATAGAGTTTCCAGCCATTTTTCCTGAAACAGACAAACCGCTCTGGCCCGAGTTTTGGCCTGAAGATGAATTGTTAAAAGTTAAAGCATCTTTGCCTGGTATGAAATGGAACGCCCAGTGGATGCAAAATCCGACAGCGGAAGAGGGTTCGATTATAAAACGTGACTGGTGGCAAAAATGGGATTACGACAGCTTACCCAACGTGCAATATATTATGCAAAGTTACGATACCGCTTTTTCAAGAAAAGAAACTTCTGACTACTCCGCTATATCTACTTGGGGCGTATTTAGACCATCTGATGATGCACCTGATTCTATTATTCTTTTGGATTGTCAAAAAGGACGTTGGGACTTTCCTGAACTCAAAGAGATAGCTATGCGCGAGTACAACTACTGGGATACCGATATGGTTTTGATTGAAGCCAAAGCTTCAGGCACACCTTTGACTCAAGAGCTTAGACGTATGGGCATACCCGTTGTGAATTACTCGCCAACGCGAGGTCATGATAAGACAACTCGTATGCACTCAGTCGCCCCAGTCTTTGAGGCAGGTATGGTCTACGCACCCAATCGCATGTTTGCCGAAGAGATGATTGAAGAGTGCGCTTCCTTCCCCTTTGGTAAAAATGATGACTTATGTGATACTATGACGCAAGCGATCATGCGGTTCAGAGAAGGTGGCTTTTTGAATTTAGCTTCCGACTACGACGACGATGATATGGGAGTAAGACAGAGGATTTATTATTAATGGCTATAGAGAGACTAACACCCGATCCAGCAAACCAAATGCCCGAAGAGGTAGATATGACGACCACGCAATCTGCCGATAGTTTAGAAAACGATATTATTGAAGTATTAGAAGGGCTAGAAGAAGCTGACGTCGAAATACAAGAAGACGGTTCCGCCTTACTAGGACCCGCACCAGAAATGCAGATGACTTCTGAGTTTGGAGAAAACTTAGCAGAGGTATTATCAGATAGCGAACTCGGTAGAATCTATATAGATTTAGTTGGCAGTATCGAAGATGACCGCTCATCCCGAGAAGACTGGGAAAAAACCTATACCGATGGTTTGAAATATTTGGGGATGCGTTTTGATGAAACTCGTTCCGAACCTTTTGAGGGCGCCAGCGGCGTAATACACCCGTTACTCGGAGAGGCTGTAACGCAATTCCAAGCGCAAGCGTATAAAGAGCTTCTTCCCGCTGGCGGTCCCGTAAAAACTCAAGTTGTAGGTGCGTATAACTCTACGATAGAAGAACAAGCGCAGCGTGTTCGTGAGTTTATGAATTACCAGATCGTACACGTTATGGAGGAGTACGATGAAGATTTAGACCAGATGTTGTTTTATCTGCCGTTGGCTGGATCTGCATTTAAGAAAGTTTACTACGACGAAAACCTACAAAGACCTGTATCTAAGTTTATAGCACCTGAAGATTTAATAGTGCCTTACTATACGACTGACTTAGAATCTTGCCCTCGTATTACGCATCTTATCAAGATGCCAGAAAACGACGTAAGAAAATTACAAGCTATTGGTTTTTACAAAAGAACAAATTTGGAGCCTGGTGAGGAGCCAAACAGTTATTCCTCTTTGGATACGGAGAAAGAGAAATTAGAAGGCATAGAACCTTCTGCTGGTAGTGACGAAGTATGTGTATTGTACGAAGTTCACTGTAATTTAGACTTAGAAGGTTTTGAGGATGTAGACGAAAATGGTGAAGAGACTGGAGTTAAACTTCCTTACATCGTTACTATAGATTCTACGACTGAAAACATTTTATCTATCAGACGAAACTTTAACGCTGACGATCCGATGAAGAACAAGATTGAATATTTTGTTCACTTTAAATTTTTGCCAGGTTTAGGTTTCTATGGTTTCGGATTAACTCACATGATCGGTGGGTTATCCAAAGCTTCCACATCTATCCTCCGACAACTAATAGATGCTGGGACGCTTTCCAATCTGCCTGCTGGTTTTAAGACTCGAGGCATCCGTATACGTAATGAGGATGAACCCATTCAACCTGGTGAGTTCAGGGACGTGGATGCGCCAGCAGGCTCTCTGCGAGATGCCATACAACCATTACCATTCAAGGAACCTAGCGGTACCTTGTTATCGCTTTTAGGATTACTGGTTCAATCTGGACAAAGATTTGCATCAATAGCTGAAATAGCTGTTGGCGAAGGTAATTCACAAGCACCAGTTGGTACAACTTTAGCGTTGATGGAAAAATCAACCAAAGTTTTAAGTGCAATACACAAGCGTTTACATAACGCGCAACGAAAAGAGTTTGGGTTGCTATCTGATATATTTGCCCAAAGCTTACCTCCTACTTACCCTTACTTGGTCTCTGGGGGTATCAACGAGGTCAAGCAGAGCGATTTTGACGGGCGAATAGATATATACCCAGTTAGCAATCCAGACATCTTTTCAACTAGCCAAAGAATAGTTATGGCCCAAGAAATGATGCAGTTGGTCCAATCTAATCCACAAATACATGGGCCAGGTGGTGTCTACGAGGCGTATCGCAGAATGTATGCTTCTCTAGGAGTAGACAACATCGATCAACTGCTTCTTCCACCGCCTCCCTCACAACCTCCTGCGATGGAGGCGGGTATGGAGAACAGTACCCTGATGATGGGCGGTACAGCTCAAGCATTTCCAGAACAAAACCACGATGCACATATCGCAGCGCACGTGAGCTTACTAAGTCTACAACCTGTTCAAACAAACGCGCAGGTACAAGCCAATATCATTTCACATTGTATGCAACACTTGCAGATGAAAGCAGACATAATCGCGCAACAACAAATGCCACCCGAAGCTATGCAACAGTTCCAACAGTTGCAACAACAGGCTCAACAGGTATCACCAGTTGAAGCGCAACAACTACAAGCGCAAGCTCAAAACATACTGGCTCAATTTAGTTCGCCAATCATGTCAGAACTTGTCATACAGTTCTCTCAACAGATAGGTACGCCTCAAGAAGAAGATCCTCTAGTGACTATCAGAAAGCAAGAACTTGCTTTGAAAGGACAGCAGTTAAACCAAGAGCAACAACAGTTTATGCAGCGTGAGGAACAAAGAGCCTTAGATCAAGCTAGACAAGATCAGATAGATAGAGAGCGAATTGATGCTCAACGTGATATAGCTGAGATGAAGGACGAAACGACGAGGGATAGACTTGACCAACAAAAGGAACTAAAATTAATTGATCTTGGATTAAGGGAACTTTAAATATGATAGACAGAACAGAAGTAAGTCAACAGAAAACACCAAAAGTATTAGACGGCAAACAATCCTATTCTAATAAAGGTACTTTGCAAACAAAAAAAGCAGAGTCCTTTGAAGCCAGCACCACACCAAAACCAGGTATGGGTAAAGGCAAAGCAAGAGGAATGGGTGCTGCTGAATTTGGCGGTAAATTTTCTGGTGTTTATTAATGGATTTAATTTGGCTGGCTGAACAGCTCCAAAAGATTCTCAAAGAAAAAAAAGAATCGCTTGAAGATTTAATTCTAAATGGAGCCAAAGACTTTCAAGAATATACATATCTACGTGGTCGTTACAATGCCCTCGAAGACGTAGAACAAGAATTAAGGGTGTTGCTAGAAAGGAGTATACAAAACGATGAAAGAGGTACTGGTACCTGATCATATCGCAAGAGAGGTAGAGGCTGAAAAGCAAGAGCAACCAGAGGGTGATAAATCAGAATTAGATCAAGCATACGTCAAATCAGATGACCGTGTTTTAGATCCAACATTATTAGAAAAATCATTTTTAGAACGCATGCCGCAACCGACAGGTTGGCGATTATTGATATTGCCATACAAAGGCAAAGCAGTAACAAAAGGCGGTATAGTATTAGCAAAAGAAACTGTAGAGAGAGAATCTTTAGCCACCGTAGTAGCTTACGTGGTTAAAATGGGTCCTCTTTGTTACGCAGACAGGAACAAATTTGGCGATACCCCCTGGTGCCAAGAAAAACAATGGGTATTAATTGGTAGATATGCAGGAGCCAGGTTTAAGCTTGGCGATGATGCAGAGTGCCGTATTATTAACGATGATGAAGTCATTGCAACAATAGAAGACCCTGACGATATAGTTAGTGTCTAACCATGAGGTAAATCATGCAAGAAAACGAAGCGATACAGACTGAGGAACAAGAGCCTACCGAAGTCGTAGAACTAGATGAAGTTGAGCAAGATTCTGAATCTGAACAGGTCGAAGCTCCTATCGAAGATGTCTCTGAACAAGAAGCAAAAGTCGATGCAGAGCAAGACGAGTTAGAAGATTATTCTAAAAATGTCCAGAAAAGGATCAAGACCTTAACTAAGAAAATGCGCGAACAAGAACGCGCGGCTCAATCAGCATACGAATATGCTAAAAACTTACAGGCAGAGAATGAAGCTTTAAAAAAGAATACGTCGCAATATGCTGAAAATTACCAATCGGAAGCTGAAAACAGACTAAAGGCACAAAGAGCGCAAGCAAACGCTGTTTTAAAATCTGCTTATCAAGATCAAGATTGGGACAAAGTAACCAAAGCTCAAGATATACTCGACAAGATTACTGTTGAAGAAAGCAAGATAGCTAATGGTAGATTGTCTATTGAACCTACAACGGAGTACATGCAAACTCCTTTACCGCAAGGTATACAACAACCTCAACAAGCCCCGCAACCTGACCCAGCAGCAGAAGATTGGGCCAGTAAAAATGAGTGGTTTGGTGAGGATGAGGCTATGACCCTTGTGGCATTTAACATACATAGAAGATTAGTAGAGGAAGAAGGGTTTGATACGAATGACCCAACGTACTATACTGAAATCGATAAACGTATAAGAGCTGAATTTCCACATAAGTTTAGTGGTGGAGGAGAGGCAGAACCTAAAGGTAAGATACAGCAGACTGTAGCGCCCGCAGGCAGAAGCGAAAGCTCTGGACGCAAACGACAAGTAAGGCTTACTAAAGCCGAAGTTGAAATGGCACGTCGTTTGAATGTACCGTTACAAGAATATGCTAAACATGTAAGAAGGTAGACAAATGACAAACGAAATAGAACAAAACGAATCAACAGATGTGCAAGCATCTACTGAAAACAGAACACCACGTTCTGCTGAAACTCGAGCAAAAGATACTGCTCGCAAACCTTGGCGTCGCCCCCAAATGTTGGACACTCCAGAGCCACCTGAAGGATATGAATACAGGTGGATAAGAGCTGAAATTGTTGGACAGGAAGATAGAAAAAATGTGACTGCTAGGCTCAGAGAAGGTTTCGACCTTGTTAGAGCTGAAGAGTTAGATGGCTTTGAGATTCCCACGCTTGACGATGGAAGACACTCAGGAGTAGTTTCCGTGGGTGGTTTGCTTTTGGCCAAGATTCCTACTGAAACGCGAAATGAAAGAAACGCCTACTTTTCTAATCGCGCACAATTGCAACAAGATGCAATTGACCATGATCTTATGCAGGAATCAGATCCAAGCTCTCCGATCTTAAAACCAGAGAGAAAAACAAGCGTAACTTTTGGTGGTGGTAATCGTGATTGATTATCACTGTAATTAATTAACTGACTGAATAAGGAAAACTTATTATGGCAAATAAAGATGCACCTTTCGGGTTTCGTTCAGTAGGCAAAAAAGGCGGTGGCGTTGCTAATGGCGGCGTTACTGAATACGAGATTGCTTCGGGCGCGACTGGAAATATCTTTTCGGGCGACCCAGTTAAGATGTTGAACACAGGTACTATTTTAGTAGCTGGTGCCGCAACAACTTTATTGGGGATATTCAGAGGTTGTAAGTTTACAAATAGTTCTGGTGAAGTAGTTTTTTCATCACACTATCCAACACAAACTACATCTTCGGATATCGTTGCATTTGTTGAGGATGATCCTGACACACTTTTCGAAGTGCAATGCACAGGATCTTTAGCTCAGACAGCTGTAGGTAACAACGTAGAGTTGGCTTACACTTCTGGGTCTACAAAAACTGGTATGTCTGCGGCAGAAATTTCTTCTACCACAGCGGCTACTACTGCTCAGTTTAGAATCGTAGGATTCTCTACTGATCCATCTAATAGCACTACTGGATCTGCAAACGTAAATGCAATCGTATATATTAATGAGCATTTCTATACCACAGTAACGGGAGTTTAATAATGGCAATAAATAGAGCGCAATTAGCGAAAGAACTAGAGCCTGGATTGAACGCCCTTTTTGGGTTGGAATACTCCAGGTATGAAGCTGAACACGCTGAAATTTTTGATACGGAAACTTCTGACAGAGCGTTCGAAGAAGAAGTTCTAATTTCAGGTTTCGGTAATGCAGAAGTAAAAGCTGAAGGAACAGGCATTAGGTTCGATAATGCTTCTGAAGGCTATACTTCACGTTACACACACGAAACAGTTGCTTTGGCTTTTGCATTAACAGAGGAAGCTGTTGAAGATAATCTATATGACAGACTTGGTGCCAGATACACTAAGGCGTTAGCTAGATCAATGGCAAATACCAAACAAATTAAGGCTGCTGCTGTATTGAACAATGCGTTCTCTACCGCAGGAGGCGATGGTAAAGCTCTTATAGCAACAGATCACCCCATGAGTGGTGGTGGTACTCTTGCAAACAGAGCGACAACTATGGCTGACCTTAATGAAACTTCATTAGAAGATGCTTTGATTTCAATATCAACATTTACTGATGACAGAGGTTTGACTATTGCTTTGAGAGGAATGAAACTAATTGTTCCACCTCAACTTCAATTCGTTGCAGATAGACTTCTACAAACTCCAGGTAGAGTAGGAACTTCTGATAATGACATCAATGCAATTAGAAGTATGGGAATGTTACCTGATGGTTACGTAGTTAATCACTACTTAACTGATACAGATGCTTTCTTCATCAAAACTGATTGTCCAGATGGATTCAAGCACTTTGAAAGATCACCACTTTCTACAGCATTAGAAGGTGATTTTGACACTGGAAACATGAGATACAAAGCTAGAGAGAGATATTCTTTTGGATTCTCTAACTTTAGGGCTGTATTCGGTTCTCAGGGAGCTTAATGGCTTAGTAGTCACCGTCACCCGACTACTAGGAGAAAGGGATGTTTCGACATCCCTTTTTCTTGCCTGATTGTTTTTATATGTGTAAACTAAAATTGGTTTAAAATTAATTAGCTTGATGAGGGCCGTTTACGGTTTCCATTAATACAAATATAAGGAGTTCAAGATGGCTAATCCACATTTCCAAAACTTAATATTATGGGCTGGTAATACCGAAGCTACCAAGCATAAGAAAAACCAACCCATGTTCGTTCCATACCCATCAGATCAAACGTACTACATGTACCAAAATGATTTTTTCACTTACAACTCTGGTGATTGGACTATAACAACTACTGAGGCTGGTAGCGGCAATGCTTCAGAGGCTGTTACATCATCAGCTGGCGGAGCTTTGTTAATTACAAACGACGATGCTGATAACGACTTAGACTTTTTACAATTAAAAGGGGAAGGTTTTAAGTTAAGTACAAGCAAAAATGCTTACTTTTCAGCTAGATTTAAAGTGAATGACGTTGATCAGTCCGATTTTGTTATGGGTCTTGGTATTACAGATACTACACCACTTGATACAACTGATGGAGTTTTCTTCATATCAGCAGACGGGGATGCAGGTCTAGATTTCTTAGTTGAAAAAGACAATACTGCAACAACTACAGAAGACGTAGCGACTATGGCAGATGACACATTTATAACAACTACTTTCTTTATAGATAAAAATGCCTCAAAAGTCTTTTACTCTATAAATAATGCTGATCCAGTAGGAGTGGTAAACACCAATTTACCTGATGATGAAGAATTAACAGTTTCATTTGGTATTCAAAATGGTGAAGCTGCTGCTCAAACTATGACAATTGACTACGTAGTAGCAGCAGTTGAAAGATAAGGGAGGCTAATAATGGCTGATACAGTAACTTCCCAAACTATACAGGATGGTGAAAGAGTTGCTATTTTAAAATTCACTAATGAATCTGATGGCACAGGTGAATCATCCGTAAAAAAAGTAGATGTATCTGCTTTGTCTGCTAACAATGCAGGTTCAGCTTGCACAAGTGTATCTATAGCTAGAATTTATTGGGCAACTAGAGGTATGGGCGTTGATATAGAATTTGACGCGTCAACCAATGTTTTGGCAATACCTTTACCTGCTGATAGTACAGGCGATGAATACTATGATGATAGATTTAGCGGTATACCGAATAACGCTGGATCAGGAGTAACTGGTGATATTGACTTTACTACTGTAGGTCATTCTAGTGGAGATGCTTATTCAATAATTCTTATTTTAAATAAAAATTATTAATGGCTGAATATAAGGGCAGGAAGGTAACACTCAACAAACCCAGGAGGATTCCCAAAGGTTCTCCTGGTTTTGGCAAAAAAACAAGAGAAGTCTTCGTGCGAGTGCCAGCTACAGGCAAAATTAAACGCGTCACGTTTGGTGATCCCAAGTTAGGCGCACACCCTAACAATCCAAAAAAACGTAAGGCCTATTGTGCTAGGAGTAAAAATCTTGGAGACGACAGGACTAAAGCTAACTATTGGTCAAGGAGACAGTGGAGATGCTAAAAAAAATAAAAAAGGTTTCGAAAGAGTTGAATAAAGCATCTAGGATGCACAAAAAACAATCAAATACTTTGAAAAAATTAGTTACAAATGCCAAAAAGAAAGGACCCAAAAGTAGGAACAGGAAAAAAACCAAAAGGTAGCGATAGAAGGCTATATACGGATGAAAATCCTGAAGATACTGTTTCAATAAAATATGCGACTATACAAGACGCTAGAGATACGGTTGCAAAAGTTACAAAGGTACGTAAGCCTTTTGCTAGAAAGATACAAATTTTGACAGTGGGCGAACAAAGATCAAAATACGGGGGAAAACCAAAACAGGCAGAAATTTTCAGACGCGGGAAAGATGCGATCAGAAAAAAACATGGTAGAATAAAATAATGGCAAAGAAAGCAAAAAGCGGCGGTAAGATTTGTCCAGCAGGAAAAGCTTGGGCAAAACGCACTTTTGATACATATCCTTCTGCTTATGCAAATATGGCTGCCTCAAAGTATTGCAAAGATCCAAACTATGCAAAAGGCTCTAAAAAGAAAAAAAGAGTAAAAAAAGCAGGCGGTGGATTAGTGTTCAACGTGAGAGGTCAGGGCAGAGTTATGTCCGATAGATTAAGATAATGGGTCAACTAAAACAGTGGAGAGAACAAAACTGGGTTAGGATCGGTACAGACGGCTCTATCAAAGGACCGTGTGGAACAAGCAAAAATAAAAAGAATCCCGATAGGTGTTTGCCTAAAGCAAAAGCTCAAAGTTTGTCCAAAGCAGAGCGTGCAAAAACAGCGAGAAAAAAGAAAGCTGCTGGAGCCAAAGGTAAGACTGTTGTCCCAAATACTAAGAAGGCAAGAGTTTCAATGGCAACTGGAGACGTTGTAAATAGAAAAAATAACAAAACTAAAAAAAATGGATTCATAGCTAGAGGATGTGGTAAAGTTATGAGTAATCGTCGTAAGGTGACGACTATTTCTTAGGAGAGAATTATGGCAACAAAAGCAGATAAAGAAATGCAAGCTAAGTTAAAAGCAAGGCAAAATGCGAAAGTAAGGCCAGATGAGCCTGTGGAAGAAACAAGAATTTATTTAAACATGCCTAAGAAAAAGGCTGCATCTAAAAAGAAAGCACCAGCTAAAAAAACAGCTGCTAAAAAGAAAACAACAAAAAAGAAATAGAGGATTTGTATGTATAAAAGAACAAAAGGATATGCAGCTGGAGGAATGGTAAAGTCCAAAGGTATGAAAAAAGGTGGTCCAATGAAATCCAAAGGGATGAAAAAAGGTGGACCTATGAAGTCTAAAGGCATGAAGAAGGGCGGTCCGATGAAATCCAAGGGGATGAAAAGAGGCGGTCCAATGAAGTCTAAAGGTATGAAAAGAGGTGGGCCTATGAAATCCAAAGGAATGAAAAGAGGCGGACCTATGAAATCAAAAGGTTATAGAAAGGGTGGCAAAGCGATGAAATCAAAAGGCTATAAGAGAGGCGGTAGAGTTGGATCACGTAGATAGTGGCTTACCTACAAAGCAACATACCTCACTTTAAATGTTGGGTTAGAAAAGAATACACTCATAATCACGAAAAATATCACGGTGAGTTTTTACATGCTATGGCTGTAGCTGTAACTACCATGCCCTGTCGATGTTTAAGCTTTCAAGTAATTTTTACAGGCATTGAAGCTGAAGGTGAAGAAGAAGATAATGTGCATGGGGGTGCTATGTGGGCTAGGATGCCGATTACAGCACTTGTAGGCGATACGCCTTTTGAAGAATGGCCCGAGCCTATGGCTGTTCACGATGCACAGCCTTGGGATTGTTCATCACATCACCACGCAGTTTATGTTATCGATAGAGCAACACCCTGTCCTTGGCTTGCAAAAATAGATGGTGCCTTTTACCCTGCAAAATATATGTTTACAGTTGATTATACGGAAAGCGAAATAGCAGACGATCCTGCACAACACAAACAAAGCCATGTTTTAGAACTACTAGACGCGGGTGATTGGACAGGCAACATCGTTGCACTTCCAAATAACAGAGTTAGAGTTACACACCCAGCTTGGTTTGAGGCTGGTAACGGCGCACCTGATTTTAAACCATCTGCACATATACATTATTCAAAGTCTGATTTAGACTATACTCTAGACGTAAACAGAATTTTCGATAATTTATATGCAGAGGAAGAAGAATAATGGCACTTTCAGGTAGCACTAA